CCTTGTACGACGCGCGGCCCTTCGCGTTCAATCCGCCGCGCGGGTTCTTCCCGGCGGCGCGTTGCCACGCCGGGGTCTTCACTTGCGCTTCTTGACCGTCTTTGCCGCGGCCTTGAATGCCTTGGCCGTCGGCGCGCCCTTTGCCCCAGGCTTGCGCATCTTCTCGCCGCTGCCGGCCGCGATGCGCTCACGCTTGGCGTGGATGTTCGAGTAGAGTCCCTGCTTCATTTCATCACCTCATTCCGAAACCATAGTCGCCCATGAACATATCACGCCCAGGGCGCGAGAACGGAGACTCAAACGGCGAGGGCGCGTAGGGCGCCATCATAGGAGGTTCGTAGAAGGCCGGAGCCATCGGCGCCGATTGCACGGGCGTGTCCTGCTGCACCGGCATGATCGAATCAAAACCCTGCGCGGCAGGCGCCGTCGGCGCCTCACTCTTGGCCGGCAGGGTTTGATCAAAAGGGAACGAGAATCCCCCCATGTAGGGCTGCGGTGCGAACGGACTTGGCTGAACCTGCTGCAGGCCCGTCAATGGCGGCGGCATCACGCCCGGCTGCAGCCCAGGCGCCATCTGCTTCGGTCTCTGGTCGCGCTCTGGTCGCACCCCCGTCATGTCAAAGTTGGGGTTGCCGCCGGCGTACATCATCGGCTCGCTCGGCTGCGGAGCGGGCAGCGCCATGGGATTCCCCTCCGGCTGGAAATAGTCCTCGAACATCTGACGTAGCTGGCGGCCGCCGCCGCGACGGCCACCGCCGCGACGTCCGCCACCAAAGCCTCCGCCATACCCGCCGCCGCCAAACATTGACGTCGCCGCGAACGGGTTGAAGGCTGGGCCGCCGTAGTATTGCTGCGAGAAGTAATTGCTGAAGGCATCGTTGATGGTCGGCTGGTAGGCCGGCGCGCGCATCCCGCCGCCGTAGCCGCCGTAGCCGCCCCCACCACCGCCGCCCATGTCGTAGCCGCCGAACTGCGTGCCATAGCCGCCCATTCCGCCGCCACCGTAGCCGCCGAAGCCGCCAAAGCCGCCAAAGCCGCCCATGCCGGAGAAGTCGCGGCTCGCGTCGAAGCCGCCGCCATAGCCTCCCATCATGGGGCCTTGGGCAAACTGTCGTTGACCCGAAAATGCGTTACTCATGCGTCACCTATTCCGACAAGTCGTAGAAAGCCAATGAACCGATGGCAGACCCGGTGCCGCTCAAGACCCTGACGGCGACCGTGTAGACATCACTCGTCCCGGCGATGGTCGCGCCGAGCTGCATATCGAAGTTGTAGATCAGATCGTTCTGCGCCTGGGCGCCGGCTTGGTTGGTCGCCGTGGCGTATTCATTCAGCACGATATCGCCGCCAGACATGGCGGTCGCGGTCACATCAAAGTCCACGCTCGCAAAGGTCGTAGTGTCGTAGGACGCGCCGGTGAGCGTCGCGTTCCTGACCAGCGCTATCTCGTAATCGCCGTTGGCAATCGGAAGCACGCGCACCTGCTTTGGCAAGATGACCGCGCCGAGCGAGTCAGACGCGAGCCGAATCGACACCAGCGGAACAAACGACGTCCCGACGCCGGTCAGCGTCGTGGTCCTTCGGGCCACGCGCTCGACGGAGGTCTGCTCATAGCCTCCCTCGGACAGCACCGTCGAGCAAATCTGCTTCATGCTCGAGCTGCTCGCGGTCGCGGCCGTGTTCTCAATCTCGATACGCAGCGGCAGGGTAGCGGTCTGCATATAGACCGACGTCACCTCGTTGGCGTTGTCGAACGTGTGGGCCGTGATGTACTGTCCGTCGATAATGAACCCGACGCGCACCGACCCGACCCCGAGCCACTCAAAGTCCGCGAAAAGTATCTGCGCCTTTGTGGTGTCGAGCGTGACGCCGCTCGCGCCGCTCCCGTCCAACGGGTCGCCGTTCCATGAAGACTGGACCACCTTTCGGGTGTCGTCGACAGATCCGCCGGTGTAGGTGCGGATGATGAGCGAGAGCTCCGTCCCGTTGCGCTGCAAGAAGAGCCCGTTGTTTGTGTCGAAGTACCCCACGCGCTGGCGCAGGTTGGCCTTGGCGGCGGACATCACGAACGTCGACAAAAACGACAGGCTCTTCCCAGGCTGGTACGGGAAGTACCGCTTGGTCTGTCGCACCACCTTGTCGCCGGAGGCCGTCGTAACGGCCAGGCTCACGGCCGACTCGTTGGGCAAAAAGGTAGAGGTGCCCGAGCCAGTCAGCGATGTATCGAAGGCAGGGTCCGCAGCGTACCTGTTCTGGCTGTCAAAGAGCGTAAACGGCTGCGAGACACGCAACCGCCCGAAAGCATCAAAGTTGTTCTTTGCTAGCAAGTTGAGGTCCGTCAGCGTGTTGATGAACTTGACGATCTCGAGCTGGTTCGACGCCAACAGGCTAAGGTACAGCCTGAGCTGGTTGTTCGCCTGGTTGAAATACTGGGGGAAGTAGGCCGCAGGGGCGACATTAGGATTCGGCGGCTGCGGAACAAATACCCCCTCTAGCGGCTCCGACATGGCATCACACGGCCATCGGCCCCGGCCCCATCTGCGGCGCGGGACCAATCTCAGGGATTACCGGCTGCTGCACCGACGGCGACGCCACGCGCGAACGGTCCGCCATCTGCCGGATCGCGTCCATGTCGAGCTGGGTGCCGTACTTCAGCTGCACCTCGTAGGCGCGCAGCATTAGCTCCGACTCCTGCTTGTCGCGCGCGCGGTCATCCTCGAGCAGCATCTGCTGGCGCTTGAGCTCAAGCTCCGCTTGGCTGTTCTGGATGTCCGCCATGATCTTCTGCCGCTCGACCTCGGCAAGAATCTGCGCCGGGTCAGGCGGCGGGGGCGGCGGGGGCGGCTGCGGGGGCATCATGGACGGGTTCAAGAAGAACTCGTCGGGGTTCTTGAAGCCCGAGACCTCGGCCAACCGCGCCAGCGTGTTCCGGTACTGCTGCACCGACACGAGCGGGTTCTGCGGCCCCATCTGCTGCAAGACCATTTCCTGCTTCTGGGCGATGGCGTTGAGCACCGCGATCTTCTGCTCCTCGGTGCCGCCGCCGAGCGCGACGTCGATGTCGACGTCCATGTTCGCGTTCCACGAGCGCGGGTCGATTGGCACCCATTGATTGCGAAGGCGCACCACCCGCGCTCGGTCTTGGTTCTCCACGACCAGCTTGAGAATACCCTTGAACAGGGCGCGCATCCCGGTTTCAGCGAACACACGGGCGATCAGCTCAAGATGCTGCTGCGCTGCGCTTACGGTCGCGGCGACCGCCGCGCGGGTGGTGCTCTGTAGTGCGCCGGCATCGAGGCCCATGGCAGCCTTCGACATGCCCGTGCGCGTCTCGCGCACATTGTCGAGGTACTCGAGCATCGGGAAGGCGGCTTGGCCGACAAACGGCACGGTGAAGGCTTGGACCGCGCCGGGCTGGCGCATACGGATGACGCCGCCCACCTCGGTGTTCAGCACGTCGTCCATGTTGGCCTGTCCCTCGACCACGCCCACTCGGGGGTGGATGGCCAGAGAGAGCGAGTCCATCATGTTGCGCATCACCGCGGACTTGATCCGCTGGAGGTCGGCCGTCATGTCGAAGATGGACAGGCCGATGAGCGCGTGCGGCTCGGGGTCAGGGCAGAAGGTCGCAAACGGCTTGTGCGAGCATGGCTCGTTCATCACGAGCTTGTAGCCGGGGCCGATGGTGCAGACCTTGCGCAGCTCGGCGATGCCGTCGCGGTCATAGTCGACGCGCACATACGCCTCGACGTAGAGCACGCGCTTGTCGTCCTGCGTGCCGCCCGGGCCATACGCCTCGGCGTAGGGGTTGCGGGCGATGTACTCGTCGTTGGTGTCGAGCTCGAAGGCGCCCATCTGAGAGCGCACCTCTTCCTCGTCGTAGCCGAGCGCGACCAGATCCGAGACCCGCATCATGCGCCGGTGCGCGACCAGGGTCGCATCCTCCACCGAGCGCGCGCGGCGGTCGATGAGGAACTCCTCGGGCGGGACGGCCTCGACGACCACGCGGCCGTCGCGGTACTCGCGCTTGAGCTCGACCGAGTAAATCTGCGGCGCGGGCGGCGGAAACCCAGTCATCGGGTCCACGACCGGCGCGCCGGTCATCTGATCAATAGGCGGCTGGTACGAGGGGTCGTCCATCGCGCTGATCGCGCTGCCGACGACGCCGGGCTCGTTGATGAGCATCGTCAGGCTCGACTCGTCGAGGCCGGTGTAGTGCTCGGTCTTTACCTCGACCTTTTCGTCCCAGTAATACTTGGCGATGCCGAGCGCGCCGCGCAGCGCGTCCTTGAAGACCGAGTGGCAGACCAGGAAGCCGTTGTTGTCCTGGTTGAAGATGAAATTTACATAGTCGGTGGCCTGGTCGGCGGTCGCCACGTCCTCGGGGCCGCGCGGCACGAACTGCACCACCTTCTTGGAGCCGAAGAAGACCCGCATCAGCGACGGCATCACGCCGGAGATGGTGTCGCGCACGTCGGTCGATACGACCTGCGAGCGCCCCTCCTCCTCGTTGCCGAACGGCTCGCCGCGGTAGTACTCAATGGCACGCGCGCGGACCGGGGAGAGCTCCGCGTCGATGAACGAGGTCGCGTCGGTCAGCTCAATGCCAACCAACGACTCGAGCTCCGAGTCATCCATCGGCTCAAGCGAGCCAACGGCCGCCTCGGCCGCCTCGATCATGGAACCTTCCGGGGAATACATCACACCGCCACCCGTGCCGAAATCATGAGTATCCCTATTTTCATGCCAAAAGCGACGAAACCTGACCAGGGGTCAGAGAAACAAGCCACGCCTCGCGGTCCTTCACCCCGAAGGACATCACGAACCCGTCGCCGTGCGGGGCGAGGCCAGAGCAGAACTCGATCTGCTCGCCGCGGAAGAAAAACTCGCGACCGGCGTGCAGCGGCTCGAGGTGGAACCCGTAGCGCACCATGCGGTGCACATAGTGCACCCGGCTCTTGACCTTGCGACGCTGGTGTACGACCCCGATGAAGCCGCCCTCAAACGGAATCACCTGCGAGCCGCCAGACCAGCCGGCCAGGCTCGGGAACTCCCCGATCCACATCCGGCGCGCCGGCGCGAACTGGTACACCTCGCCGAGGTGGTGCTTGTAGACCACCCACAGGTTCTGGCCGCGGATGCAGGGCATCCAGTTTTTCTCCATCGGCTGCGCGTGCGGGCTGTGCAGCACCTGCAAGAGGTCTATCCGCGCGCCGTCCAGACGACAGAGCACCATCGTCGTGCGCACCCGCGCCCCGTGGTGCAGCCCCGAGGCCGTGAACCACCAGCGATCGCCGTACCAGAAAAGCCGAGCGTCCTCGAGGCCGTGCTCGCAGATTATCCGCCCGCGGCGCACCTCGGCGTCGTCCACCAGCACCGGCGTGCCAGGCTCAAGATTTGAGCCTACCGGCACGAAGTAGTTGCGGGTATTCGGCGCCGGGTCGCCGCGGAACCATATCCCGTCCTCGTCGCCGAGCTCGTAGTTGACCGTGCGGACCATGCACGCGAGATTCCCCGCGCCATCAGCGGCGATCGAAGGATTACAGGGCGCGTACACCTCGCCCGGTATCTCGATGCGCCGAAACGCCGAGCCCGGGAGCTGGTCGATTAGGATTAGGCGGCCTTCCGAGCCGGAGAAGCCGGGGGCGGCTTCCCGCCCGGCGGGGGCTCCGGCGGCTTCTTGGATTCCGGCTTCGCCGGGGCTTTCTTGTCGAGGCGCTTCTGGAAGAGCGCGACGTCGCTTGGCTTTAGCATTCACTCTCACCTCACATGTGGATCGTCGACGGCATCGGCACCGCAAGGTCTTGCGTCGC